ATCAGAAAAGTAAAGGCGACAGAGTTGCCATAAAAAATACGACATTTCTCTTTACTCACTACCAATGCTTCATCCTTTTTACACGCCTTAGCAATGAAATGATTGCGACAACCGTTTCTATAATTTTGCTCGGCTTCATGAATCAAATCCATAACTTCCTTCTTAAATATCCTGTTATACATCCCATGTTCATCCTTCGCTTCCATATCTACTACATATTTACTCTTAGGTCCTGTGAGTGGATAACCTATGGAAGTGCTCATATTAATGGCATCTATAAAACGAACCCCAGGCATACCATTAATATTCTCCTTTGTGGTCAAAGGCCGCATAACTGTCCAATATTTTTGCTTAATAACCTTAAGCAAAGGCTTCTTGTAATCAGCTATGGCCCTAAACAACAATTCGTGTTCAAACTCTTTGGCGGGAATACTTGCATTCGATAAACACTTCTGCCATCCATACCATTCAGGTTTAAATTTTGGAGGACCCCAAACATTAGCTACGCCACAAACGTTAGTAATGGTTTCACTAATTGGTGTGCTACGCACACAACTGTAACTTGTTGACGCACCAACACAACTTCCATAATATTGATATTGAGATCCGATAGGCAAATAATTCAATGGGCTCTTTCTATGAAGGGGATCACCAGTCATAATGCGTACTCCTAACATATGGGGTCTAAATTCAGAATCACTTCCCCCAACTACCAAACCATCCCATGAGGATAGCTCTGCAATAGCGTTAGTAATTTCTTTGACAGTCAAAACACCTGCACATCCACGTGGAGTGTCAGCAATTCCTCCCAAATGAAAACCAACTATATATGGTTTACTAGTGTCGGCTACCCAAACAGCGCCACACATACCCTGAAATGTATTACGATCAAAATTCGAATAAACAGATCCGTAAAATGGACATGTACCATTTGTTGTGGTCTTAAAGCTGTGCAAAGCACGACCCGAAACACACTCACCAACTTTTGAACGCCAAACCATGTTTGCAACTTGCTGCCCCTTAGGCTTATCCAAAGGAAAATAGTCGACAATATTCTTGAACGATCCTCCACTAGATACATGACAAATGCGAAGATCTGTATTAGGAATTAATAAACTATTTAACTTGCTAACGCGTGTTTGAAACTTTCCACCGCATGCATCAGCATCATCCTTATAGCATACTAATTCTAATTCATCACTTTCAACAAAATAATGGTTTGGTATAATCAAAACATTAGTTTTCAAAAATAACACATTTGCCATTAATCTGCTTGAACCATCCGTTACAGAAGCATAAAATAAATTCTTCTGAATACTTTTGATCATATTCTCAGTAGTCGTGGACTCGCTAACGCGAGATACAGGTACCTCACGCTTAACTACACGTGACCATACATTCACTTCACTATCGCGTTCACGTATATCATCTTCAGTTTTAGGCTCTAAAGCTCCCTGAGCCGGGACAATCTTCTTCCAGCTAGTATAAACTTTAGACAACAAGTATAAGCAAGAAATAGCTCCAAAAGTACAACACAAAGCTTTTGCATACTTATCCCGTGCACCTCGCACAATTATAGGTAAAGCATCGTTCCTACGTGCCAATTCCTCTATAATACGTTTCTTTAAAGCACTCACTGAAAAAGATGTCAAAACAAGCAAACATAACATGAATAATATAATAAATAAATACGCATTAATAAATATGGAAATAAACAAAAGACACAACATACTTCGAATACTCTTATTACGAGCAATCTCATATTTATCCTTGTTCCACCAATAAACTAAATCTACAAATTTGTCACTCATCATAACATCTTCTGGAATCACGCAAAGCCAATCCCAACGTCTAGTGAAAATATCGGCATAATCATACAGTTTCTGCGTGCTATACTTTTCAAACCTATTTAAAATGGTCGTTTGTGAATTAACAACAGTTTTGTAGCATTTAGTTCCAATATCATTCAAAGCTAAAGCTATCTCCATACCGAACTGGACATCAAAATGGTAAGGACAATGACCTCGAATATGACAGCATCCGTCAACATCGCACCTCCGCATGACTTTATCTCGCGATTTCATCGCGTCCATAATACTATCCTGGTTTGATCTATGAACCTTATAACTTTCAATAGCAAACTGTATTGCTGCACTAGCTCGCAATCCTGTCATATACTGACCATCAAACATTAATGGTTCATATGTAGCAATATTACGCAAATTATCAGGCTTGACTGCTCTTTCAATATCAATAGACCAAATGTCATCGATAAGAGGTGGATTATAAACACCATTTTCATCAGTGTAATACTCTCTAACCTTTGCCGAATCAACTCCTGTATGAACGGGAACGCCATTCACTTCAACAACACGCTGAAATTCAGGTCTGCACCGAACGGTCATAACCAAATCCATGCGTCGCTGGACAGAATACGGACAATTACTGTAAACGTACGCATCGAGATCTTTCTTGTTAGTTGTAACTAAAACTAACTCTGGTTCTACAAAACACTTCCCTTTAGCATCAATTTCAGCTTTAGGAGCATAAAACATCTGATTATTGCAAAAATCAATAACTGCCCTAGTGGGAGCTTTCTCCACAAAATCAGATTTTTCATTCGATAAATCATCCAATATGGCAACTAATTTGTCACTAGTCCAATTAGAATAAAATTTATCGCCTGGATTCAAAGCAGCACGATACTGCTTATCGGTGGGTAAGCCAGCACTAACTAACAATGCATCAATTAATTGATCTCCAAACGTAGTTTTACCCTGGCTTGATTCACCAAAAAGCTCGATGGCAAAAGGAGCTCGACGTGTGCCCGATGATATCTTCATAGCTATATAATCATTCTTCATCAATTTTAATTTAAGAACCTTGTCACT